CTTTTGTGATCTCCATAAAACTAGCTATAACATGCACTTGATTAGCTGCGTTAGCTTGAACTTTCATAACATCACTTTCTTGTAAAATTAATGGTTGTGTTAATAATTCTGTTGTTGTGTTTGTAGCAACACTTTTTGCTTTAAATACTTCAAATGTAGCGGAAGATCTAAGAACCTCTACATCTAATAATGTTGTGCTACCTGAGTCATTACAAACTAAAATAGATTTTACTACTGCTGTTGTAGGTGGCACGGGCGGCGTTGCGCCAGGATTTGCCGTTGGCACCGTAATTAAAGTAGTTAGATCTGTCGTGGTGACATCTAACATTGCACTTTTAAATGTATTAGCCAAAGAAAAAAGCCTCCTGCTCTGATTCTGCTTTTAAGTCCTGTTGGTAGTTTGTATTAAGTAAAAGAATAATTTGATCTAATAAAAGAACCAATTGATCAAATTGACTTGCATCATATTCTGGTGTTGCGTTAGGTAATCTTGTTATTGTAATTTTAGCCATTATCTTCTTCCATCTGGTCTAAGTTGTATCTTTGTTGAACCAAGTCTCCAAGGTGTATCACCTACAGTATTTGTTTCGTATTTAATTTTAACTGCTCTACCTCTCCCTCTTACATCAATTTTCTCTGTTGCGCTAGATATAGTTCCTGATGTAGTCACCGTATCTGCAGATTGTGGATATTGTTCTAATGTAAGTGTAGCTGTCATACTGTTGGCTAAGTTATCAAAATCAGGCACTAATTTACTGACTGACATTATTTCATCACCATCAGCTATTTCAACGGATCCTGATGTTAAAAAAGCAGATATGGCCGTGCCGTCCGCTTGATTATTACCTATCTCATGTTCATAAACATATGAAGCTCCTGCCGTTAATCCAAGTATAGTAGATACATTCGCTGTTAGAGAAGCGTTATATTCTGTAGCAATCGGCTGTTCATATACATAGGCACCGAGCCAAGTTGTTCTACCTAAACTTAATGTGTACCAAGTATTTTCTAAATAATTGTAAACAACAGCTCTATCAATTTGAGTTGCATTTGCGGATGGATAATACCAAATAATTTCATTAAAAGATGTATTCAAACCACAAGCAATATCATTTCTATTTGTATAACTTATATCATCAAATACAAAATCTTGCACGGAACATGGCATTTTTTTAACAACACCATCATACACATAAAAAGAATCATCTGACATCCAGTACGCTCTACCATTAACTTCCACAGCAGCATGTTGTGCTATTAGACCACAGTTTGCACCAAGTTGTCTTAAACCAAAAGTAAAAGGGGTGCCTACAAATTGAACACCATGCATAGAGGTATCAGTCCATACGAGTATTTGACCAGAGGATTTAACAGCACCAATAATTCTTGAACCATCAGATATACGTAATGAGCCTGCTTCATTAGTTGCAACTGGCGTGTAATCGGTAGCATCTTCTCTGTCAGAAAATCTAAACAGTAAGTCGTCTTGCGTATTAATATCACCAATTGTTGTTTCTGTTCCAAATATAAGTAAATGTCTAGTGTCCGTAGATACTAAACTAAATCTTGACGCAGTAGGAGCGTTAGACAAAGCAGTTGCTCTACTGCCAGTTCCTCCTGAAGTATCCCAAATAAATGTTCCACCATTTAAAACCGTTGCAATCAAATCTTCTCCAAAATTATCTAAAGACCATTGACGAGCTGATAGAACAACACTTGAAGATGATCTTGGTGTGTTCCAAGTGCTGGTATTCCAAGTTAAAGTTCCCCATCCATAACCATATGTTGACGTAGCAGGGCCTGTGGTTATTTGATACTTAGCGTTGCCTGATCCTCCACCACCTGATGTAGAACCAGAAGCAGCGCTAGTATGTGTAACGGTGTAAACACTTGCACTTGTTATTGATGTAATTTCAAACTCTTGGTTCATATCTAAACCATCTATTGTTGAAAAAGAATCAAAGGTAACAAAATCACCAACTGCAGCTCCATGCGCAGCATCAGCTACGGAAACTGTAGTTGTCCCATTTGTGGTAAAAGGATTTGTAAGTGAAGCTGTCTCTCTAATTGGTGTAATATCATAAACAGCGCCTTCAGTGTAAATATATAATTTTCTATCAGTTCCTAAAGCTAAATATCTTATTCCGTCTAAACCAACCCAGCTATGCGTATCACGAACCACACCCACAATCGTTTTGTTTGGATTTGGTAAGTAAGCCCAGCCACCCCATCTTTCAGGTTTTCCGTAGTGAAAACGTACAAAATCTGAGTCTGTATATTTTCTTTGATCCCCTGCTGAGTAAGCGGTATCTTGTTTGTCAATGCCTGGTTGGAATTTTAAATCTACTAATTTCATGTCGGAGTATACTAAATTATTTATTGTTTTGTGGCAAGAATTGAGTACCTACGTTACCTTTAAATGAGTAATTACCATAATGAGTCATACCACTTGCAATATCAGCATATATTTTACCACCTATTTTCTGCCATAAACGACAAAAAGCATAGTCTTCCGATAAATATCTTTTAGTATCTGGCTCTATCATCGTGTCAAAAAAAGTGTAATTCCATTTAGATGTGTCATGATAATTAAAGGTTTTATCATGTGGAGCACCAATGTGTTGATCTGGTATAAATCTTAACTCGGGATAAGCTAAAGCCATTTTTTTAAATACACCTCTCTTAATTAACATAAAACCTGTAGCGCCATCTAATACTTCAATAAAACCTTTTTTAGATAAAACTTTATTAGGGTCTTTAACATTTAAATTATACTGCAATGAAGCTGCATGTAATTCATCTTCTGATATGTTTGGATTTTCTCGTGCTCTACTTTTAACTTTTCCCCAATCAATTGTTTTACGAGGATATACACCTGTGACCACATCCTCATCTAAATCTAACATACGAAACACTGATTCAGGGTTAAAGGCAATGTCTGCGTCAATAAATAAAAGATGAGTGTACTGTTCTTCATCCATAAACAACTGAACCAAAGTATTACGAGCTCTTGTAATTAATGATTCATTACCAATTGTACCAAACTGTAATTCTATTTTTTTAGTGGCTGCTAACGCTGTTAATTGTAAAACGCTTTTAAAATAATCAGCGGTAATCATACCACCATAACAAGGTGTGCCAATAAATACTTTAGCCTGCATCTTTATAAAAAATATTAAGTGTGAATCTATTAGAGCTATCACCAAAAGATTGTAAATCTGAATGTGGTATTTTCATACCATTAAAAAATAATGCCCTGTTTTCTACAAAACCAATGTGTGAGGATAATTGATTATTGTGCATAAATCCCGTGCCATTGTTAAGAAGTGGTTCTCCTTTTACAAACAAAAGAAAATTTGCAACATTATTCTTATCATCATCTACATGAAACAAGGGTTCTTCATTATTTTGTCTTGAATGTGCACTAACTGATATAGGCTCGAGATTTCTATGTGGAAAAAAATATTGCTTGATTAGTTTTAATAAAGGATCGTCATGAAAGCTTTTAGGAAAGGTATGCCTAAACCCATACACTTGACCCTGTGGATTATCAACTTGAGTATAGTTTAATTTTTCTAATGTATCTTGTAATGACTTCAAAGTATCTTCACTTAAAAAGTCATCAACGTACATAACAAACTTTGTATTTTTATTGTGTTGCATGCGTTACCATTAAATATTCTATTTTTTTAATCCATCCTTTTGGAATAGCGATAGCACCACCACCTGATACTTCCTCTTTGTCTTTACTATAGGAGCGCATAATAATTATTTTTTCTGGACCATTATGAACCATCCATCCTACTTCTTGACACACGGCCAACGGAGCATCCATCACTTCTTTTATATCAAGCCAACCTGTCTCTGTGTCACGAGCATCGAGCCACGTCACACGGACCATCGGCACTTTATTAATGTCAATCATTAATAGGTTCTTTTTTCTTTAAATGTAAATTAAAAGACACGGAGCGTCGCTCTTCGTTTTGTGTTCTAAATGGATAAACACCATGTGATAACCAAGAAGGAAAAAGATAAATTGCTCCAACTTCAGGGGTTGCTTGATGTTTATGTCCACTAAAAGTTGCAGCTTGACCACAATGCCAAACTATATCTCCTACACAAGGATAGTGATCTTCTCTTGCATACTCTTCTTTTAAACTAGGAGGCACACGTAAATAAATTACACCTGACAACTCCCCTTGGTGTATATGAAAAGGATTAAAGTCTCCCGACCATTGGCTTACAGCCCACATAGATTCAATAACCATTGAACCTACAAACATAGGCGATATGGTATCACTAGCTGGAGGTATGGATATATATTGTTTTACAATTTGACCTATAGCATCTACTAAAGGTTTAAATTTTTTGCCACCCAAATCTTCGGTGGGATAACGAACTTCTTGTTTGACATTACCCGCTAAATTCATTGAATGATCATATTCTTTTGATAATTTTTCATCATCAAATAACTCTGTTGCTCTATCATCAAGAATTTTAATTAAATTATCGGGCAGTTTACCTTGTAATATAGTAGGACCGAAAGGTCTTACAGCGTGAAAATCTACTTTAGTTGACATGCTATTCCTTTCTCTGCATAAATATCTATTGTCATATAGCAAATATTTGCCTATAAATATAGAATTAAATAGGCTTATTTATCCAAGGCCAGCCTCCTTGCCTTTTATAACAATA